ACCAATCACATTCTGCAATTGATCAACAGAAGTGGTTGGAACAAAATGTTCTCAAGATGAACTATAAGAGTTTCACACAGATTGTGATCTTGGGTTCTTCTACCTTTGTACCCTTTATGCAACTACCTGCATCTAGTCGTAGAGAAGTTGTAGAAGATCTTCTCGATATTAAAATCTTCTCATCGATGAATGACCTAATCAAATCTAAGATTCGTATCATTCGTGAAGAGACAAAGACTCTACAGTTGAAGAAAGAATCTATTCAAGATAAAGTTGATATGCAAAAAGACTTTATCGAGAAACTTGAGAGTCAAAGTAAGGAAGACATTACTGCCAAGACTAATAGTATTGACTCTATCAATCTAGAAATTGAAAATTTGTTCAAGAAAAGTTTGACTGAAGAAGATAGACTTGCAGAACTCAATAAATCTTTAGAAAAATTTGAAGGAGTTCAACAAAGACTTCGTGAGTTTGGTAGTGTAAAAGGTAAACTGTCACAACGAATACAGACTATTGTTAAAGAACATAAATTTTTTACCGAGAATACGGTTTGTCCTACCTGTGACCAGGATATTGAAGAATCATTCCGTGTAAATAGAATTAGTGATTCTCAAAATAAAGCAGAAGAGTTGCGTGAGGGGTATGAACAACTCCAAGGTGCAATTAAAGACGAAGAGTTGAGAGAATCACAATTTAATCAACTCACCAAGGACACTACAAAAGTACTTAATGAAATTTCTTCTTTTAATGTACAGATCTCTAGCTTACAGAAACAGGTTAGGGGACTGGAATCAGAAATTCAAACTGTTACCAGTCAGATCCAGAACAGAAATACTGAACATGAAAAGTTAGAAACCTTAAGAAGTACACTTGACCAAACATACGATGAACTTACTAAACGGAAAGAGAATATTTCCTACCATGATTTCGTATACAGTCTTCTTAAAGACGGTGGAGTCAAGGCAAAAATTATTAAGAAGTATCTTCCTCTCATCAACCAACAGGTAAATAACTACCTCCAGATGATGGACTTCTATATCAACTTCAAACTTGATGAAGAATTTAACGAGACGATTGAATCTCCGATTCATGAAGATTTCTCCTACGCATCTTTTAGTGAAGGTGAGAAGATGAGAATCGACTTGTCTCTACTCTTTACCTGGAGAGAAATCTCTAGAGTTAAAAACTCTGTCAATACTAACCTGATGATCTTAGACGAGGTTTGTGACAGTAGTCTGGATGGGAGTGGGTCAGATGACTTCATGAAAATCATTCGGTATAGACAACCAAATACAAATGTGTTCGTTATTTCTCATAAAGATGGCATCGAAGATAAATTCGATCAAGTCATTCGATTCGAGAAGTTTAAAGGGTTCTCAAGAAAGGTATGAGTAAATTTTCAGATTGTCTTCTCGATAAGAATCTATTTCCTAGTTTTATCGTGTCTACTGATTTAACTCCTCTTGTCGATAATGAGGGTGTCAGATCAGATTTTATTAATCTTAGGAATGAGGATTCTGGTGTTAAGAAAACTAATGTTTGTGGTTGGCATTCTAAAGTGTATGGTTATGTTGACGGACAGTTTGTTCCTGGAACCGAGTTTGAACATATAAAGAAAATATTTGATCTTACTGAAGAGTTTGTTAACGAATTCTTAGAGACAAATCATACTAACTTGTTTGCTGATAAAATATTATCCTGGTTATTAGAGAATGGGCCCGGTGCTTATAATGTAATTCATAATCATGGGAAACTAGATCTTATTGGAGTATACTATATTGAAGTACCAAAAAATTCTGAAGGACTGACACTGGTCAGAACTGATGCATTTACTCATACTGCACTGTGTTCATCAAATAATTCTAGTGAATTTACTTCTGAATTTACGATAGATGCCATAGTCGGAAGACTGTACATTATTCCTGGAAATTTGTACCACTATGTAAAACCCTTCGACAATGAGGGACACAGAAGATCAATGGTATTCAATATAAATTGTTCATCAAAATGATGTTTAGTTAGATTACAAATATACAAATGTTAGTAAACTAACACAAAGTATACTATATAATACAGTGATACGGAGAATACTATGAAAGACCTTTTGTCACGGAACGAATTAGCCTCTTGGCAATGGGATGATAAGACAACTAATGAGGAGACACGAGATCAAGTCACAGATTACTTTCAATGTATTTCTGATTGCGAAATTATCGATAGTACCGCAAGGAGGTTCTGCCGTCACATTCTTACCGAATAAAAACGACTAAGGAGTTTAAAACTAAAATCCCCTCCACCTAATAAGTGGGGGGGATTGGTCTATGTGCCAATAATAGAACTGTACGACCCGTCCATTTTTTGGTCGGGTTTTGTTATATACTATGTCTATCGGAAACGAAATGACTATGGTCAACTACGAAATCAAATCACAACTTGCTAAACTTCTAGCCACTGAAGATATTTTAGTTGAGAATCGTAATATTGAAACCGCACAGTTTGATGTAGAGAATAGAATCCTGACTCTTCCTATGTGGAAACGAGCCAGTGAGAGTGTCTATGATATGTTGGTGGGTCACGAAGTGGGTCACGCCCTTTATACACCTAATGAATGGGACTGGGAAGATCGAGTTCCTCAACAGTTTGTGAACGTCACTGAAGATGCTCGTATTGAGAAACTGATGAAACGTCGATATCCTGGTCTGGCAAAGAGTTTCTATAAAGGTTATAAAGAACTATCTGACCAAGATTTCTTTGAACTTGGAGATAAAGATCTTGCAGATATGAATCTTGCTGACCGTATTAATCTTTACTATAAGATCGGTAACTTCATCGATGTACCTATTGACGATGGTGAAGAGAAAGATATTCTAGACATTGTAGGTAAAACAGAAACTTTTGATGAAGCAGTTCTTGCTGCAGAAGTTCTTTATAAGTATTGTATTGGTGAAGTAACAGAACAAGAGACTGTTAAAAATGTTCCCACCAGTCAAAACAAAGAAGGTTCTATTGATAGTGAACCAGAGAAAGAAGAAACATCTGGTACAGAAACTCCAGAGGCCACAGGCTCTACAGAAGGTTCTACAGAAGGTTCTAGTGAAGATACTATCAAAGAGGAACCACAAGTTCAGACAGACCAAGCATTCAATGAAGGTACTCAAGAACTGAATGGTATAACTGACCAAGGTAGAAATCCTGAATACCATGAGGTTCCTGAGGTTGATGTCAAACAAATTATTATCTCAAATGCAAAATGTCATAAAGAGATAAGTGAACACTGGGTAAAACTTTCTACTGAAGAAACGTACTGGGACGAGTACTCACGAACATACCGTAAAATAATGGCAGTAGATTTTACTTATGTTGACAGTGAGTATAATAAATTTAAATCATCTACTCAAAAAGAAGTCAACTATCTTGTAAAAGAGTTTGAATGTAAGAAGTCTGCAGATGCATATACACGGTCACTGACTGCAAAGACCGGTGTACTAGATTGTACTAAACTTCATACTTACAAATACAATGAAGACTTGTTCAAGAAGGTAAATGTACTACCTGATGGTAAGAACCATGGTCTTATCTTTATTCTTGATTGGTCTGGTTCTATGAACAGTACTCTTCTTTCTACTCTAAAGCAACTTTTCAATTTGATTTGGTTTTGTAAGAAAGTAAATATCCCATTCGATGTATATGCATTCAGTAACAACTACATTGAAAACCGACATACAGAACAACGTTACACTCCAACGACCAAATATGAGGATATTGAATATCAAGATGTAAGAGATAATATGTTGGTAGTTTCTCCTGACTTCAATCTTCTTCACTTCTTTACTAGTGACACAAGAAAGGCAGAACTTGATAAACAGATGTTGTCTTTGTATCGAATTGCATACTCATGTTCACTCAATGCAAACTACGAACCTCCATTGAATTTCTCTCTTTCTGGTACTCCATTGAACGAAGCAATTGTTTGTCTTCACCAGATTATTCCTCAATTCAAAATGAAGAATAAAGTTCAGAAAGTTAATACGGTTATTTTGACTGACGGTGAAGCAAATCACTTGCCGGTATTCAGAACTTGTGATTACATGGGTGGTAAGATGTCTATTGCTCGAATGAGTCCTAGTGATTATATTCGCAATCGTAAGACCGGACACACTTATAAAGTTCCCCATCAATATTATGAATTTACTGAACTTCTATTGAAAGATTTGAAAGAAAGTTTTCCTGATGTAAATCTTATTGGTATTCGTATCTCCTCTAGTTATGAATTCAAACCTTTCTTACGACGGTATATTGAGGTGAGTGATGAACTTATGAAAGTTATTCGTAAAGAAAAGTTTTATGAGATTAAAAACTCTGGCTATACTTCCTACTTTGGTATGTTAGATACTGGTTTGAATAATGATACTGAGTTTGAAGTTGATGAGGGAGCATCTAAATCAAAAATCAAATCTGCATTTGCCAAAAATCTCAAGGCCAAGTCTCTAAATAGAAAAGTACTTAGTCAATTCGTCAACCTGATCTCCTGACCAGATTGACAACTGTCCCAACCACCCACCGTTACTGGTGGTTTTGGACTATATTAGCTTTGTTGACCACACCACATACATCATGGCACTATCAAAAGAATACGTAGTCACTTCTCTTCAATCACTGTATGGCGAAAATGTTACTTCTGGTGACCTTCGTGCCTGGTGTTCGATGAATGACTGCAACTATCAGACTGTAACTAAAAAACTAGACGACTATAAGACTGGTCGAGGTAAGTGGAATCTTACCGTTCAAGAACAACTAGAACAAACCTATCAAGCAACTCCTGCAACTCCTGCAGTAGAACAAGATCTCATTCCTGTAAAAGATAATACCTTCGTCAAGTTTGGTAATTTTACAGACATCAAGAAGATTATTCAGTCCCGTCTATTCTATCCATCGTTTATCACTGGACTGTCTGGTAATGGTAAAACTTTCTTGGTTGAACAGGCTTGTGCTCAACTCAAGAGAGAACTAATCCGTGTCAACATTACTATCGAGACTGACGAAGACGATCTTATTGGTGGCTTTCGTCTTGTTAATGGCGAAACTGTTTGGCATAACGGTCCAGTCATCGAGGCTCTGGAACGTGGAGCAGTACTACTTCTAGACGAAGTTGACCTGGCATCTAATAAAATCTTGTGTCTTCAATCTATTCTTGAAGGTAAAGGTGTCTTCTTGAAGAAGACTGGTAAATTTGTTCAACCCAAGGGGGGTTTCAATGTTATTGCAACTGCAAATACTAAAGGTAAAGGCAGCGATGACGGTAGGTTTATTGGAACTAACGTTCTCAATGAAGCATTCCTAGAACGTTTCTGTATTACTCTCGAACAAGAGTATCCAACAGCCAAGACTGAACAGAAAATTCTAGAAGGTATTGCTTTAGACCTTAGTATCGAAGACCGACAGTTCTGTAAGCATCTCTGTGACTGGGCTGACATCATTCGTAAGACATTCTATGACGGTGGCATCGAAGATGTTATCTCAACCCGTCGTTTGATTCACATCGTCCGTGCTTACAGTATCTTTGGTGACAAGAGTAAAGCAATTCAAGTTTGTATCAATCGTTTTGATGAAGAAACCAAGTCTTCCTTCTTGGAACTTTACGATAAAGTAGATGCGGATTTTGAGATGAAAGTTGACAACGAGGAGGATGATTGATAGAATGAACGCATGGAGTTTATTATATGATCACATGAATTCTTTACCAGAAGAGGGGTACGAATGGACTCCTCTTGTTTCTAATGAGGACAAAATTGAATTGACCGAATCTAATGAGATTAAATTAAATCTTGAACCAGTACATTTTTGGAAGTACAACGAAGACATTGCGTTAAAAGAAGTTCGTGATTATTTGTCAGGAACTTATCAATCCCACTATACTTCTAAAGAGTCTAAGACTCAAACACTCGATCTGATTGATAGTATTGGTGACGCAGAAGCTTTCTGTAGATCTAATGCTATTAAGTATCTTTCCCGCTTCGGTAAGAAGGGTGGAAAATCAAAGATGGACATTCTGAAGGCAATACACTATTGTATCCTTCTCTACCATTTTTCTGGTATTAACAAGCAACCTAAAGGTAACTACGAAACATTTTAATTATGAAACTGTCTGAATCCACTGTTGGTCTTCTCAAGAACTTCTCCTCTATCAACCAATCTATCTTGTTCAAGCAAGGTAGTAAGTTGCGTTCAATCTCAGTGATGAAGAACATCCTGGTTGAAGCTAATGTTGCTGAAGAATTTCCTAAAGACTTTGGTATCTATGACCTGAACCAATTTTTGAATGGTCTGTCTCTTCACTCTTCTCCAGACCTTGACTTTGAACGAGACCAGTACGTTGTCATCAAAGAAGGTAAGTCACGTTCGAAGTAT